CTTGAAGCATCTGGATTTACTCCGCAAGCTAAAGCATTAAAAGAGCAATATGATATGGCATTAGCTAATGGTGATGTTAATACGGCAACAACTATTGCTGGGCAAGCATCTGGATTTACTGCTAATTTAAAGCCATCAACTCTGCAACCAGTTGAGCCTAGCGCATCGCCACAAGAACTTGCATCTTCTGTTAAAGACGCTTTAGAAGTTGGTGTTACAAACGCTGTTAATGTGCAACCTAATTTAGTCCAACTATTTAATGATTCATTAAAATCTGGTAATTCTGAAAGAGCAGCTAAAATAGCATCTGATATTACTAAGACTGTAAATACTCAGGTTGAAACTCAACAAAAAGAATCCAAAGATATAGTTCAACTTGAAGATGGTTCTGAAGTATTACTTGGCAAAACAACCGGAACAAGATTCACACCAGATGGTAAGGCTATCCCGAGAACTAGCCCTATCTATACACAGCCAATAGCTGCACGTGAAACTACTATTGAAGAAAAAACTACCAAGTTAGCTAAAGCAAGAGAGCTTTATAACAAAGGCAATAAGTTAGCAGCATTGGATCTTATAAACGCTATTGGAACTGGTGGGTTATTTGGTAAGACTATTACAATGGAAGAACTAGATTCTCAGATGCAACAATCTGGAAATCAAACTGCATCTCCAGAGGAAGAAAAACTAAACGAACTGAAGTCACAATTCAAATAATAAAATGCCCGACTTAACACTAGATGATATTAAACTTCTAAGGCAGGATGGTGAGATTACAGATAGTCAGATAGTTGAGCGGTTAGCCAAAGAAAAACCATTGACTGCTGATCTAGTTAAATCTGGGATGCAGCCAAAGGATGTTCTTGATAACCTTTTGGGAGTGCCGCAAACTGTGCAGTTAAGCGAAGAAGAAATCGCAAAGCAAGTTGTTGCAGAGGAAATGCCAAATGCACCAAAGGATGATGTATCCGTTAAAAGAATACTTGCTGGCATAGCTGCTGAGACTGCAATTTCAGAAGGAGCTAAGGTCGCAGGAACTGCATTAGGTGCTAAGTTGGGAACTGCTGGTGGGCCTACTTCTCCAGTTACCGTTCCTGCTGCGGCTACTATTGGTTATATTGGAGGTGTATTAAGTGGTGGTGTAGGTGGTTCTATTGCGGCACAAAAAATAGAAGGACAACCAAAGATTTCATGGGGACGAGTTGCGGCTGATACATTACTCAATGCGTTTCCGTTTGGAGAAGTAAAGAAAGGTCCTAGGATAGTTCAAGCCATATCTAAGAAAATAGCAGCTAGACCCATTGCTTCAAAGATGCTACTCGGTGGTGTAACCAGTCCCGCTGGATTAGCAGTTCAAAGTTTAGTTGATACTGGTGAACTACCAGGCAGACAACAGGTAGTAGCAACATCTGGTCTTGGAATTGTTTTAGGTGGGGCTTTGGGAATAACATCGAACCAAGCACAAAAATTACTTGGACGCATGGCTAATAGACCACCTAAATTGATAGATCAAATGATCAAAGATGGTGACGCAGGTGCTGTGGCATATGTGGATATGCTTACAAAAAATGTAGATCCACAAACTTTAAAAGATTCGATTACCCCATCTCAGTTTAAAAACTGGATTTTATCTGGTGAGCTAAAAGCCAAAGCGGTTCCGACTTCCATTGTTGGCAAGGACATAGCTCAAGAAATACGTGTTGGCAAATGGAGAGCGGAAGCTGGCAAAGATATTGGTAGTGTTCTATTGAAGAATGTTAATGATGCCATAGCTAATTCGCCTGATCCAGTGCAAGCTGAGAAGTTTGCAAACGATTATCTTCTTGGTGTTACTCAAAACATTCCAGTTGGAATGGAAAAAATGGCAGAACAACTTTCATTGGGACGCAAATATATTAGGGAATCTCAAGAGGAAATCCTAGCAAATCATTATAGTGGGCAGAAAGAAATCCCAGATGCAATGGTTAAGAAGATCGAGGATAGTTTAAATCAAGGTGATTATGTAACAAGAGCTTATAGATTCTTTGAGGATGGAGCTTATGTGCCATCTGAACAGCAATACAAATCGTTGATGAAACGATTGATGGATGACGGCATGGACAAAGAAAAGGCAGCCTTATACATTACAGATTTAAATGCAAAGAAAGCTGGATCTCCTGATGAGATGGCACAATATATCTTTTCTCAGAACGCTGGAGTCTTGAAAAACAGAAAAGACCTAGCACCAGAATTAAGGGATTACCTTGGTGAATATGCTGATGTTGGATCTAAACTTGGCTTTACAGTTTCAAAACTTGCACGTTTGGCTTCGTATGATACGGCTGATTCTAAGATAGCACAAATGCTTTTTGATGCTGGATTGATTAAAGTTGCAGACGAAACAAGCCAGAATTTAGTTCCTATAACATTACGCAGAGGTGAAGCACATCTTGGCGATCAAAGACTTGTAGGATCACCCGAAGTTCAAACTGCACTAAACGAATTGTATGGGCAAAAAGCAGATGATCTAGCTGGTGATCTTGCAACTGTATCAATTAAAGATGCGTGGCAAACAGGAACATCTTTATCTAAAGCTGCCAAGGTTGTTTTCAATCCAGCTTCCTATGTAACAAACTTTGTTGGATCATTATTTAGCAATGCGACAATGGCAAACAATCCACTTAAAGGATTGAAGATGGGTGTTAAAGGAGGGTTCAGCCAATTTGCTAATGGCCCGTTACATTCTGTTGCTGGAATGAAAACCATTAAGGATATTGATTACTTCAAGGAATTAAAAGAAGTTGGGATGATGCCTTCATCTATGCAATTTGCAGACATTCAATCTGGACTTAAAGCTGGAAAACTTGGCACATTAACAAGTAAGATTATTGATCCAGTTGGCAAGGCTTATAGTATTCCAGATATTATGGCTAGGATTTCAGTATATGAAAACCAAAAATCTTTATTGAGAAAAGCTGCGGTTGGGGCAGACGAGAAAGAAATTCATAAGTTGGCAGCCGAGATGACCAACAATACATATATGAATTATGATATGCTTAACTCCAACTTAAAAACGCTTTCAAGGAATGGTATCCCATTAAGTCAATTTGCTTCATTCACGTTAGAGCTTGCAAGGACACAATTCAACCAAGGAAACATTGCCAGAAAAATGGTTAATGGTGAAATGGCAAAAGAACTATCAGCAAGACTTGGTGTTCAAGTTGATCCTAATGCACTTAAAAAAGAAGGTGTCAAAAGAATACTTGCAACAGCAGCGGTATATGGTGGTGGTGCTGCGGCGATAACTAGCTTTAACCGTGATTCTATAACCCCAGAACAAGAGAAGGCATTGCGAGAAACGGTTATTCAAGGATGGGATGAAAATGCCCCATTACTAATTAAAATGGATAAAGACGGTAAAGTTTATACCAAGAACGCAACATATTTAGTTCCACAAATGCAAGTAATCGCACCATTCATGTCAGCGTTTCGCGGGGAATCAATGGGTGACGCATTAAGTAAGATGGCTGAAACTGCTGGTGACGGAGTTCTTGAGAACGGTGGATTCATGTTCAAAGGAGTATCGCAAGCATTAGCTAACTACGATAATGAAGCACAACGGAAAATAACTACTGATCCAACTCTTTACGGCAAGATTGTTGACCAAGCAGCATGGGCTAGCAAAGAACTTTTTGAACCAGGCTTTGTCCGTGAAGCTAAGAAAGCACAAGAGAACCCATTGGCTGTTACAGCTATGCGTATGGGTGGTATCAGGGTAAATGTTACAACAAAAGAAAAAGGTTTTGGTTTTAGATTGCGTGAGGTTCAATCCGATCTTGATACTGTCAAAGATCAACTTGCTACTGCAAGATATAGGGATACTGATAAGACTGGCAGGCTTCTTAATAAGGAAGAACTTGGGGCTGAATATGAAAATATATTAAACCCGCTCTATAAATCCCACCAAGAGAAACTGATTAAACACGTTAAAAATATGCGTGTGTTAGGCTATGACAACGATGCTATTATGAAAATGATGGCTAAGAATAAAGTTCCGAATCTTGAAGCACTTAACGCTATTGATGGAATTGTTGAGGATTTACCAATCGTTGATAGAAAAACAATATCAGATACCTACGAGAATTTAATCAAACAGCCAGGCGACATTTACAATAAGATACTTGATGTGGCTAAAACAGATAAGGATTCAGCTAAAGCATTAGCAAACTATCACAAGCAACAAACACGCGATAAACTTCTGAACATAAGCGAAAGGGATAACGCTATCAGAAAACTTGATGACCAGAAGCAGGCAGATTTTATCTACGGAGAAATGAAACGCAGCGACAGCCCAGAAGCATTACTTAACCAATACGCTAAAAAACGGGTAGTCAGCCAAGACGCATACCGAGCAATCTTGTTAAAGATGAAGGCAGATAAGCAGAAATAATTGCTTGCCTTATCCTTACGGATACTTATATTCCTAACGCATGGAAGAAGAAAAAGACACAGACCTTTCTACCATTGATAACAAAGATTCAATGGTTAAGTTCATGGACGCTATTAGGCAGCGAGCTAAAGACTTGCCTGCGAATTGTGCCGAGAACACGAAGCCAGACGTAGCCGCTAAAGCCCTATGGTTACTGGCACAAGGGGCGAACATTACCGAGATACGCCGTATTACCAGCCTATCCAACGAGACAATCAGACGGCTTGAGTGGGATCACAACTCCACCCTAGAGCAGAAACGCAAGCAGTTCTCGACCCGTTACGCGATGGCTGCGATGGAATACACTGACCTTTTGTTCAAGAAAGCTGAACAATTACACGATGATCCTGAGCAACTGGCCTTGGTTTCCCCTGAGAAGCTGGCTACGACCATTGGCATTATGCAGGACAAATCATCCTCGCTTGCTGGAATATCCGATTCTGGGGCGAACAAAAAAGAAGGCTTGTCTATTGAGGACGCTTTGGTTCTTATTGAGGCATCGAAGCAAAGACGCGCCAACAAGGTTATTGATGCGGAAGTAATAGAATAAAAGACAATATGAAAAAAGAATATAAAAGGAATTGGCATTTATTTGTTGAACCAAGCAAAAAAGAAATTAGGGATGCTCATGGACAAGCATTATTTGAAATAATACTTTTTGAGCTAAAAGGAAAATTCCCATGCACAGTTCATTCCATAGATTTCGTGGAAATTAGCGAGGCATCAGGATATGTAAAAGTCATAATATCGGAATAGATGCTTAACTGGACTCCCCACGAAATACTTGGAATCCCTACGGATGACGAGATTGCCGAGATGGATGCAAAGGAGCTTGTCGAGCTTTACTCTGCACGGGAGGAAGCTATACGCAACGCCGATAAAGACCCTTTCAGATACGGCTTTAAGCTAGAGCATTGGTTTAAGGCGTGGGAGCAGCTAGATAATGTGAATGAAATCCTAGTACTTGGTGGCAACAGGAGTGGGAAAACTGCATTTGGTTCTTACAGCGTGGTGAAGGCTGCCATTGAAAACCCTGGCAGTGTCATTATGTGCTTTGCCCAGAGTGCCGAGGTTAGCATTAGGCAGCAGCAAAGTGCCGTGTATAACTGGCTACCACCTGAGTATCGGGTAAAGCAAACCAGTAGCAACGCTTACATTAGCTACACGCTGAAGAACGGCTTTACCGATAACAGTTTGATCTTGCCGAACAAAAGCCAGATTCTATTTAAAACGTATTCGCAGTATCAGAATAGCCCTATCTTCATCGAGGGTGCTGAACTTGGTTCTAAGAGCGCACAGTGGCACAATGTCGGGGTTTGGCTAGACGAGTATCTTCTTGGTGAGGACTTGATTAGCACGATGCGTTACCGTCTTTCTACCCGAAACAGTAAGATGCTTGTGACCTTCACGCCTATTGACGGCTGGACGGAGGTTATTAAGGACTACCTAGACAAAGCAAAGACCATAGCCACCAAGGAAGCAGAGCTATTGAATGGGGAGATTCTACCATATATCCAGCATAGCCAAAAGCGTAACGCTTCGATCCATTACTTCCATACCAAGGACAACCCGTTTTCTGGCTATGAACGCCTTGCCAGCGACCTTAAAAACGAAAGCAGGGAGAAGATACTGATTCGTGCATACGGCGTTCCTGTGAAGTCTCAGGCGACAAAGTTCCCCAAGTTCAACAAAGAGGTGAACGTCATACCGCAAGACATGATACCAAAAACGGGAATTACAAGGTATCAGATCATCGACCCAGCAGGCAGCAAGAACTGGTTCATGGCGTGGATTGCCGTGGATGGAAGCGGAACGTATTACGTTTATCGTGAATGGCCAGACACAACCATTGGCGATTGGGCAGAATGGAAGAACGGAAGGTGGATGCCTGGAGAGGGAGCAAAGGGAATGGGTTACGGGATGCGTGATTACGTGAACCTGATTGCCGACCTTGAGGATGAGGAAGAAATCTACACCCGCATTATTGACCCAAGGCTAGGAGCTGCAAAGTATCAGGCACAAGACGGCAGCAGTAGCATCATTGAGGACTTAGCCGAGAACGACATTATCTGCATACCTGCGCCTGGCTTGGACATTGAGGACGGCTTGCAGGCGTTAATCAGCAAGATGAGTTGGGATACGAGCAAACCAATGGACAGCTTGAACCGCCCTAAGTTCTATGTGAGCGATGAATGTCAGAACATCATTAGCGCACTTTCGGAATACACGGGCGAGCAGGGTTTGAAAGAGGCATGGAAAGACCCATTGGATTGCTTGCGTTATGCGGCTATCTATGATATTGACCACGTAGAATCCAGCGCATTACAGATTACCCGCCAAGGATCGGGAGGCTATTAAGATTATGAATACAAAGAAACCACGAAAAGAAAGAGCAGATAAAGGCGTTAAACGTGTTGAAGCTGAACCACAAGTAAAGGCTAAGGCTGAACCAGAAGTCTTTGAAGTGTATGCCATTGGCGTATGCCCTAACCCAATGTGGCTAAGGGGAATGACACGTGACACAAATAAGTGTAACATCCAAGTTCCTAAGGCTAGTATCCGAGCAGGATTAGTGGGCAAATGGATGAAAGCGACAAAGATTGACGGAGTGGAAGAAAACCATTACAAGTTCCTTGCATGAGCGATGAATTATCAGACCAAGACGTAGCGATGATCTACGTTCAGAACGAACCGAATATCGGCGGACTCCAAGATGCTTATGATAAAGCTGTATTGGATCAAGAGGAATATATCGAATCGTGTGAACGAGCCTACAATGATCGCCGTAATATGTGGCCTGGCAAGACCAGCGATATGCGGAAGAAAGGGGCTAACGCTTT